TACAGCAGAATACAATTATTCTAGATTTTCTGCTGCATTGCAGTTTCAACCATTTAAATATAGTTTTATAGATAATCTTACAACAAGTTCTTATGGTATACAAAATATAGAATTTAGATTTAGACCAACTAATTTAAATACATCTAATAATCAAACCTTATTAATAGGATCAAATCATATTACTCCATCAACAGCTGAATGGATAATTTATTTACAACCAACTAGTGTAAACGGTTATGATTATGCTAATGTAGTTCTTTGGACAAATTCAACAAATGTAACTCAAAGTGTATTAATACCAGCCTTTGTAACAGGTAGTAATAAAGAATATAATTGGTGGAATGTAGCTTGGCAAAACGAAGGAACTGGATCTGTTTTATATGTAAAAAATGAATTAAATGGTGAAATAGGTTATAATGTTTCTACATCTTATTCTACACCAGTTTATGATAGTACTAATACAAGAATTGAATTAGGAAGTGTAAATCCATTATTTTCAACTACTCTTCCTTCAAGTTTATCATTAGGTAGTTGTTATTCTCAATTACAAGAATTAAGAGGATGGTCAATATCTTTAAGTGAGTCTATATTAAATACTCACACTCTTAACCCGGAATCTTACGTAGGTAATACCATAAACGATGCTTATGATAATTTAATATTTAGATTTCCTTTAGGAAATGATCTATATACTAACTTCGGTAATGTAACTGGTAGTCAACCCAATTTAAATTCTAATTATTTTTTATATTTTAATGGAACCTGGCAACCAAGTGATTATGTATATTTCACTGAGCAATATTATACTCAACCTGCTGTAGGAGGATACTCAGTTCCAAATACAGATAAAATAAGAATAGAAAGTCAAACGTTAGCAACTAATAGATTGCAACTTCTTAAATCTGTAGTTTATAACAATCCTACAAGTAGTAGAACTAATGATATTCATTTGACTCAAGTTGGTTTTAGTCCACAAGATCAAATAAATAATGATATAATTGCTCAATTAGGTACTACGTATAATTTAGACCAAATAATAGGAGATCCAAGATACAGCGATTTAAACTATTATCCTGGTTTAGAAACATTACAAGAAGACTATTTTGAAAAATATGTTAGTCCTTATAATTATAAAGATTTTATTCAATTAATTGAAACATATCATAAATCTTTATTTAGATATTTAGAAACTTATATTCCTGGTAGAGCAAATAATGCTTCTGGAGTTGTAATAAAACCTCATATTCTTGAAAGAAGTAAAACAAGAAGATATGAACCTACTATTGACACAGCATCTTATGATGGTCAAATAGAAACTGTAACTATTGTGGGATCAAACTCAGGAGACTACTGCTGTTCAAGAAATTCAACAATAAATGAAGCGTTTTTCGATGGTGAATTAAGTGGAAGTTATATTGAAATTTGGAGTGCTTATGACCAAAATAACCCATTTACTAGAGCTATTTGTGATTGTCATCAATATCAAGTTACTACAGATGGACAAATTGTCTGGGTTGATTGTAATGGAGAAACTAAAGTAGATTCTGGAATTACTCAAAGGGTAGTACAATTAACAGCATGTAAAGATAAAATAACTACAGTAGGTAGTACAAACTTTTATTTACAAGATTTAGGAAGATTTAGTGGAGGTCAAGCTTTTGTAGAACAATATGAAGGTTGGGATGCCTTAGATAATAATGTTGTTCCAAATGTTCAGTCTCAATTTAAATTTAAAAAATTACCTACATCACAATCTATTAACACAAGTGCTTTAGGTAATTGTGCTAGATATAAAATAACAAATTTAGGAACTCAAGGTGGAACTCCGGCTCAGGGTGATGAAGACATTTATTTTAATTATACAAATTGTAATGGCATAGGTGTATTATGTGATGTTGTTAGTTCATCTCCATTTCCAACTTTTGGTCCTAATTTTATTTATAGAGAAGCTATTGTCAATTCTATAGGATATGATACTTTAGGATTATGTGGTACTAATGGCCCAGCAAATAATTTTCAAGTAGATTTTGATGGTTATATAAGACAAGTAGATAATAGAATATTTACTCAATTTTCATCTTCTATTGAATGGCAAGACACTAATTTAAGTGATGCTGGATATGTTAAAAGTAGAGAAATAGGTAGTTCAACAACAGCTCTTGATTTTAATCAAACTTTTTCTACTACTTCAAGTATTGTTACTTATGATACAACATTTTTAGGAAATAATTCACTTCCAAATGTTGAACAAACTCAAGAATATATTCTTTTCGTAGATACTGCTGAAAATACTTTAGCAGAAAGATTTGGAAGTACACAATATCATATAAAACTTTTAATAGATAATTCAGGAAGTGTTTATAAACCTGAAGAAAGTGCATCATATTTTTATAATACTGATCAAAATTTTGGAAGTGATACACCAGTAGCTGTAGCTGTTTATAATGGTAGTGGAAGTTTTAATCAAGATTTTGAAACAACTGTTTATCAACCTTTAAAAAGATTTGAAACCATAATACACTCAGACACAGGATCTTATGATAGTTTATTTTTAAAATCAGGTTATATTCCTACAATGTCTTTTACTAGTATAGGTGGATTTTTAACTAGTATAGAAACTTATATTAATAATGTTTTTACAGTTGCTCAAAAAGATAAACCATCAGCACTTTCTAGTAAAAATACTTATCAACCTACTAATTATGAAGCTGTTAAGTTTTTAACTCCTGTTATAGATAATGCTGGAGGATGGACGTCTTACAAATACACAGTACCAGGAAATTTTCAAGATTCGGTTCAAATAACAAGTTCTGTTGTTGTTTATAATAATAATAATGCAAATAAAATTGATTCATTAACTATTTATTTAGTAAAAAATGGAAATGTATTAAATTCAAATGTACTTCCTGATTTAGGTAGTAATAGCTATGGAAAACTTACAGTAACGTCTAGTACTACTTATAACGAAGGAGATGAATTTTATGTAACATATGCTTGTAGTGATAATAATGGATGTCCTGATGTGTATATAGTAAATAGTAATGGATCTGATGTTACTGATTTTACAATAACAGCAGGTGCTGGAAATATAGTTCCTGTAGTAACAAGTAGCTATTATTTTACAAGTAGTTTTGAAGGAACTGTTTTAACAGCTTCAACAGCTTTAAGTTATTTTTATGGACCTGGATATATTCAAACTCCTGTTGTATCAAATGGAACTGGAAGTGGATTTAAAGATCCATCTCCATTTACTATAAAACAATATGACCAAATAAGATTTGGAGGAAATGAAAATGAAGTTTATACAATTATGTCTTCATCTATAAACTCTATTTATGAACTACAAACAACAGGATCAGTAAGTGGAAGTTTAACATACGTATCAGCTAGTGTTGCATCGACAGGTATAGGTTCATTTGGAGTAAATGGAGTTACTTTTAATTTTACAGCATCTGTTCCTCTTGGAGGAAATACATCAACTAATATTTATATAGCTACTTCATCGTTCTCTAATACTACTCCTACAGATTATGCTTTTACAGCTTCTGCTGTATTTAATGTAAGTAGATCTGCAACTCTCTATTCTAATACTTTTGCAGGAATAACAGCTTCAAACTCAACTTCTGTTTTAATTCTTAAAGCGGGTTTTGTAGGAGGTGAATATGATGCTTCAATTTTAAATGATTATACATTTACATCAGGAAGTACTACATATAATTTTAGTGGAGCTTCTGGCATATCATATGCTTCACCTTTATTCTTATATTTAGATAGAACTCCTCAAGGACAAAACTTAAATTATTTTGCTATAAGACGTTTGGCTACTGACCCAGGTTATATTATATTAAATAATAACCCCGTTAAGTCTAAACCAGGTTTAGCACCAGCATTTATACTTCCAAAATATATGAGTCCTACTTTAAAAAATAATTTATCAAACATAATTTCAAACTTAACAGCAAAAGGATTATTTTCATAATATTTATATAACACAATATGGCATACTTAAATAATGAATATGTAACCGTAGATGCGGTTTTAACAACAAAAGGCAGAGAGCTTTTAGCTCGTAATGATGGTTCATTTAGAATTACTCAGTTTTCATTATCAGACGATGAAATTGATTATACACTTTATAATCCAAATCATCCTTCTGGATCAGCATATTATGGAGAAGCTATTGAAGCTATGCCTTTATTGCAAGCCTTTGTAGACAATACTCAAGATATGAAATATCAGTTGGTAACTTTACCTCGTGGTACTGCAAAATTACCTGTATTGAATATTGGTGGTAGAGCAAGTATTAGTTTACAACAAGGAGCTACAATTGTTATTAATCCTACTACATTAAACTATTTAGGAACTATTGAAAGTGTTGAACCTTTAGGTTATTTAGCAACAGTTTCAAACCAAAACTTAATTGGAAGTTTTACAGGTACTGGAGTTAATACTACAGCTTTACCAAGTTTATCTCCAACACCAACAACATCTGGTGTTCCTTTAAGTATTTCACAAATTGGAACTGCATTTACTTTAACAGCTACTAGTTTGAACGATATCTTCCCAACAGGAACAACAATTGTAACTACAACAATTACATTTGTAGGTAGAAATTCAGGAGCAAGAATTAGTATTCCATTCACAGTTAATAAAAAACAATAATAATGTCATATTCCGTATTAACGTTAGACGATCAAGTAGTAAGTAGCGAAATAGTAGTTTCAGCTGCTTGGACTAATAATCAATATACTCTAACACAATTTTTTACTAGTTCAGCTCAAGAAACGGGTTCAACAGGAGCTTTTTATTTAAATGTATATCAAACAGCATCTACTTCAACTACAGCAGAAAATCAATTTGCTATTGCTTATGGTAATATTTTAGGGTCTGGAAGTTATTATTTTAATGCTGCTGCTCCAAACTATACTCCTACTAAAGACATTTATGGTCAATATAAAGCTCTAATTTTAGGAGATGAAAATAGTAAATTTATGTTTGATTTTACATCTGGATCAGATGATATTGTAGTATTATCTGTAGCACGAGGAAGATACAAACAAAGTTTCAACCCAGGAAGTTTAACATTAGTTTTAACAACAGGTTCAAATCAACTTACTTTAACAGATAATAGTCAAGTACAAACTACTGCAACTTTTATTAATAATACTCAATACTATACTTTAGTAAGTGGTAGTCAAGGAAGTGTATTTAGCTCAGCAGGAACTGTATCAGGAAGTTACGGTTACGTATTTCCAGATATGGGACTTATTATGTTAAATCCTTTAGCTTTACAATGTCCTGTAGCTAGTGCTGGACTAAATATTTCATGGAGTAGAACTCCTTCTAGTACAACACCACCAAGTCCTTTTAATAATCCAAATAATAGAATTGTTTATAATTTAATTAGTAGTAGTGGAGCTTTTAGTTTACAATCTGCTGAAGTATTAAGTAGTAATTTTCTTTTCTGTAGAGCTAAAAATGCAGAATATAACTACACAGCAAACCCTACTATTATTGATAGTGATGGAAATTTAATTTATAATCAGTTAATTTACAGTCCTGTGACTTATATTACTACTATTGGTTTATATAATGATAGTAATGAATTGTTAGCGGTTGCTAAATTAAGTAAACCTTTACAAAAAGACTTTACTAAAGAAACTTTAGTTAGAGTAAAACTTGATTATTAATGTCTGATACCGTATTAAAAAGACTAAATGTAAGTGACGTTTTTACCATACCTTATGAAGCTAATAAGTTGTGGGCTGTCACTGCATCTAATTTTACAGAATACGGTATCTTTTTTCAAACAGGAAGTTACACTAGTTCTATAAATAAAACAGATTTTACTTACAGTAATTTACTTTATAAATCAGTATTAGTTAACTATTATCCTGAATTTTATCCTACAAATTCTTTATCTACATCTTCTTACTATCAAACAGTAAATTATACTGTAAATTTAACTTCAACAGATTATGCTGTTAGTGGTGCTTTAAGATTAGGGAATTTATATTCAACGGAAAAGAATTTTTACACAAGTAGTATTCAGATAATTAACATTCCTAATACCTTATATTCTAATAAAATAATTCCTACTACTTTTCAAGCAACAGTAAGTGGTGGATTAATTTATGACGATGGAGAATATAATTTAAGATGGTCAGGATCTAGTTTTACTGGATCAGTAGGAATAATTATTTCACAAAGTAGTTGTGTAGGAAATTTATTTTATGAACAAGGATTAGGAGTATTGACTAGAATGTCTGCTTCATTTGATAATATTCAATTTCAAAATAGCTATATACTCTATGAACAGAATATGGTTTGTAGAGTAAAAGATTATGAATTTAATACAAGTTATAATCCAACATTAACAACAGGATCCTTAGGATTTGTTTATGAATCATCATCGATTTGGATTACTTCAAGTACAATACCTTACAACTACTCAGGCACTTACTATACATATCCCGATAATCAATTAAAAGATTTCGCAACAGCTAGTTATTTTACTCCTTACGTAGGATCGTTAGGTTTTTACAATGACTCAAATCAATTATTAGCCGTAGCAAAAATGTCACAACCTGTTCCACTTTCTAATGCAACAGACTTAACATTTTTGGTAAAATTAGATTGGTAAAATGAACTCTCAAAGCATGTGGTTTAACTTTAAAAAAGAAGATATTAAATACTTCAACGAAATTTCAGATTTTCCTGAAAATACTTATGGGTTTATTTATAAAATAATCCATAAAGAATCAAAACGATATTATATTGGTAAAAAAGTTCTTTATCATAATATAAAGAAAAAACTTACTAAAAAAGAACTACTAGAACAAACAGGTCCTGGTAGAAGACCAACTACAAAAATAATTCAAAAAGAAAGTGATTGGTTAAATTACTGGGGTTCAAGTAAAGATTTTTTAGAATTTAAAAAAGGAAAATTAGACACTGAGTTTTCTAGAGAAATACTTTACATTGTTTCCAATAAAAAACTTTTAACATACTACGAAGTAAAAGCCCAAATGGAAAGTAGTTGTTTACAAGATAACTTGTGTTATTGTGATAACATTTTAGGAAAATTTTTTAGAAGAGACTTTGAATAATATTTATTACTATGGATAACTTTGATCTAAAAAAGTTCTTAATTGAAAACAAATTAACACCATCTTCTTTAAAAGAAGAACAAATACGATTCTTTTCTCTTAAAGATGTAACAAAAACCTATGGAATGGACCAACCATATTCCCCGTTAAATAAACTCAAAGGCATACCTGTAACTCAAATGACAGATTTAAAAGTAGGTTTAAATGTTATACCAAGTCTTTTTTTATATAGAGATGCAGAAGATGTTAGACAAGAAGTAGGTAAAATTATTAAAATTGATGGAGATAACATCATAATGAAAAAAAATGATGGTAAAAAATATACTTATCCAAAAAGTGGTGTAATCCACGTAACTGATTTGTAAATATTAAATATTAAAATAATATTTATTACTATGAATAACAACTTTGACTTAAAAAAATATTTAGTAGAAAATAAACTTACCTATCAAGAAAAAATGAAAGGTAAAGCTAAAAAACTCAACGAAGTAACAGATCAAGCAGTAGCTGCAGAAAGAGCATCAGATAAAATTGCAAACGACCCTAAAATACAACAATCTGTAGCTCAATTATCTCCTGATCAAATTAATAAAATAAAACAAGAATTAAAAAGGTTAGGAATTAATTCAAATACATCTGCTGTAGATATTGAACGTAAAATTGAAGCTCAAAATGTATCTGAAAATATTACTGAAGGTGATGCTAAAGAAAAAATAGCTAAAGTATTACAAGGTATAGGAGCAGCAAATATAGCAGCATGGGGAGGAGTACCAGCAGCTATAGCTATTGGAACTCAAACTGGAATGCCTTTAGGTTTTGCTATTAGTTGGGGAGCAACAACTATTTTAATGGGTTTAGCTAAACTTTTAGATAAAAACGTAACAAATTTAGACGAAGCATCAAATAAAACAATGAAAAATAAGCTTAAAGATAAACTCAACGAAAGTAGAATTTTCTTTGGCAAATACTAAAAATAATAAGGCTTGGTTTTCCAAGCCTTTTTTATTATATTAGTAGTAATGGATAACATACTACTATTAAACTGTCTTGAAAGCGTATTAGGTAAAGGCAAAAAATCTAGTAGTGGTAATTATGCTTTTAATTGTCCTTTTTGTAATCACCATAAACCTAAATTAGAAGTAAAATTACAAACTAATTTAAAAGGTGAAAATCCATATCATTGTTGGGTTTGTAACGTTAAAGGACTTAAACTTCCGACTTTATTTAAAAAAATAAAAACACCTAGAGAAAAAACTCTTGAATTAAGAAGTATTTTAGGTGTTAGTCCAAAAGAAGACTTAAAAGTAGAATACACAGATGTTCAATTACCTAAAGATTTTAAACACTTAATTGCTGATACAGGTTTAGAAGCAAGAAGAGCTAAGGTTTATTTAAAAAAACGAGGTATTACTGAAACTGAACTTATAAAATACAACATAGGATATGCATCTACTGGACCTTATGCTAATAGCATCATTATTCCCTCTTATGATAACAACTATAGTATCAACTATTTCGTGGCTCGAACTATGGATCCGAATGCTAGTAGAAAGTATGATACACCCAAATGTAACAAAAATGAGATTATTGGTTTTGAGGCACTCATCTCTTGGGAGATGCCGGTTATTCTTGTTGAAGGAGCATTTGATGCTATTTCTGTGCGCCGTAACGCTATTCCTCTCTTTGGTAAAAGCATTTCTAATGCTCTTATGAAGAAACTCGTTGAATCTTCAGTAAAAACAATTTATATCGCATTAGATCGTGATGCCAAAAAAGACGCATTAGATCACGCGCTTACCTTAACGAACTACGGTAAAGAAGTATATTGGGTTGATATGGATGATAAAGATCCAAGTGAAATGGGTTTTGAAACTTTTACAAAAAAATTACATAATGCTAATCCACTAACTTTTAGTGACATTATGTTACTTAAAATGAATATATGATAGAAAAAGGTCACAACATTGAAAAACATCCTTACTTAAAAAGGATTGTTGAACACGAAGGAGAACAAATTAATTTTTTAGATTCTCGATTTTACAAAACAGAAAATGGAGACTATTATCCTTCTGTAACTACAGTTTTAGGCTTTTATCCTAAAAATAAGTTTTTCGAAAGTTGGTTAAAAGACGTAGGTCACAATAGTGATATTATTGTTAGAAGAGCAAGTGAAGAAGGAACTCAAGTTCATGATGCTATTGAAAGATTTTTAAAAGGTGAAGAAATTATTTGGGTAGATGAAAACAAACGAGCTAATTATAGTTTAGAAGTTTGGAAGATGATTTTAAAATTTAGTGATTTTTGGAATACTTGCAAACCAGAATTAATAGCTAGTGAAATACATTTATTGAGTCATGAACACAAATATGCTGGAACTTGTGATTTAGTAGTAAAAATGAATGATAAAGTTTGGTTATTAGATACTAAAACAAGTAATAGTTTACATACTAGTCACAATCTACAATTATCAGCTTATGCTAATGCTTGGAATGAACACAGCGATGTAAAAATTGAAGAAAGTGGAATTTTATGGTTAAAAAGTAGCAAGAGAAAAGGTAAAGAAGGTAAATTGCAAGGCAATGGTTGGGAAATTGTTCAACCTGAAAAACCCTTAGAAGACTATTTTACTATGTTTAAAAATATTTACGACATTTATATATTAGAAAACCCAGATCAAAAACCTTTATTTGAAAAGTTACCAACATCAGTAAAACTAGAAATGTAACATATTTATATGTAT